ATAAATAATACCACTAGCAGCAGTGCCTGCATCTAAGGTTATACCTCCTGCTGATTCAATATTAATACTATCTACAGCAGTACCATCTGCTACAAGATCTAAGTCTCCGTCTGCATTTGAATGCACATAAGTACCTGTATCATTAAAAGTTAATTTATTGGTACCATTTAAAGTTAAACCAGTACCATCCGTATGAGTAAGAGTTGTATCATTATCAGCTCCAAAACCTAATACAGAACTGTCTGTGTTTAATTTAACATCGTGATTAAAAGTTGCTGTTCCTGCATCACTACCATCAAGAGTTAACATAGTAATATCTGCAGTATTATCTGTACCTTTAAAAATTATATCAGTATCATTACCTTGTGCATCAACAGTTATGTTACCTGCAGAAGTTGCTAAAGTAGATGCTGCATCTCCAGTAGCTATATCATCTAAGGCTATTGATAAGCCTATTTTAGTTCCTACTGATATAACTTCATCACTACCATCGCAATATATTATGTCTGATTTAGCAGGAGCAATAGTAACAGTTTGTGCTGCTGAGCCTTGTGCCATAATTATATTTTGACTACCACTTGTACCATTTTCAATAATAAAGTATGCTGTTGTGGTTGTTGGTGCTATAGTTATTGTACAAGCTTGACTTAAAGATCCAGTAAATTTGATAACTCTAAACATACCATCTTGTACATTACTAGAACCACTACTAGGTGAACCTGCTGCTACTGTTAGAGTTGCTGTTGCTGCGTCTGATAAAGCTACTGCTTTAAATGCTGCGATTCTATCTAATATATCTAAGTTGTGATTAGTAGTTGTACCCCATGTGCCAGATTGGTCACCTGTGGCCATTTTTTCTATTTTAAAATTTGTTGAGTATGAACTTGCCATATTAGTCTATCCTTATTATTGCGTTGGCTCCTGCTGCTGGGAACACTATTTTAAATGTACCACCACTTACTGTAAAATCACCACCAAAGTCTAAAACTGCTATAGCTTTATCACTATTGGTACTGTTATAAATTAATGCACCTCTTGCTGTAAAACTTGCTCCTGTCCATGTTGGGTCTGCTGCATCAAAGTATGCAGTTGTACTGGTGGTTGTTACTACTTTACTACTTAAAGCTTCACCACCTGCACTATAACCAGTGCCTGATATTTCATTGCTGGTAGAGTATGCTGTGGTTGATGCTCCTAAACTAGCACTGCTAGTAAATAAAGCTATTTTTATAGTATCAGCTACTAAGTCGTGTTGTTCGTCTAATATTTCAGCTTTAAAGCTGGTGCACATTGCTTGAGATATTGCCATGTTTATATTCCTCCGTCATATTCTGATTGATAATTTCTTTTCATCTCTTCGCCTAATAAAGTTATTGCTTCATCAAACTGAGTCTTGTATGTTGCTAATGTTTCTGGTGCTTTTAGGAATGCACTAGCTTCATATAAACAAGCACTTAACAAAACATTTTCCGCATTATCACCAACCCAATTATTAGAGTTACTACTCGACAAACCAGTTTCTGGCTTAATAAAGTCGACAAAATAAGTATAGTTTGAATTTGGTGTAGGAGCAAGTGTAATAATTACACCAGATGTTGTTGCTTGTTTTGTTGCATATATTTCAGGTTGTGCTTGAGTTGAGCTGTTCTTCCAATAATCATGTAAATAAGAATCTACTCTATGATTTAAAAACACCCTTTCATTACTAACTATTATAGAAACATTCCTAATCATTCTAGCTGTTGATACTGTATAATCTGTTGTGCCTGCTGTTAGTGTAGCTGAAGTTATATTTCTGTAGCATGGTAGATTTGGTGCTCTTTGAAATATAAGTCTTTCTGCTTGAGTTATTATAGTAGGTATAGAAGTTTCAAACTCTGTGCTATCATCTTCTATAAAATTTTTAATGTTTGTTACTAATGTTGTATAATTCATTTTATTGTCCCCATGGATCTGCACCCCATGTACTATCACCCCATGAAGTTGTTGTAATTGTTATTGACTCACTACCTGTATTACCAGTACCAGCTACTCCAGTTTCAGTTAATTCTATTGTAGGTGTTTCTGTACCTATGTTACCAGTAGCTTCAACACCTGTTACACTTACATCTACAGTTGTTAAGCTTTGTCCCCAAGCACCACCACCCCATGTGCCTACACCCCATGTTGGGTTATCTAACTCAATAGATATTGTACCTATAGCACCAGTACCTATCACACTAGTCTCAGTAATATTAATACCTAAATTACTACCCACACTAGCCACAGCACCAGTACCAGCAACACCTGTTACAGCTTGTTCAGTTTCTATAGACTCAGTACCTGTATTACCAGTAGCATTAACTGATGTAGCCATAGTAGTAATAGCACCACCCATACCAGAATGAACAGAACAATAATAATATAAAGTAGGTGCACCTGTTGCTACAGTTATAGTAGTTGTATAAGCTGAATCGTCTTTAACTACTCCAGTAGTATATTCACTACCACTATTGTGTGTGCCGTCTGAGGTTGTTGAAAATCTAAATGGGTGACTTGTTGCTGCTGACCAGTTAAATACATAAGTGCTACCTTCTTTTAGTAACATTGTAGATTGTTGTACTCCGTCTATAAAATATTTATTTGCACCTTCAACACTTTGAACTGTAACTGTATAGTTTGCACTTTGACCTATGCTATAGTCTATAATAGATTGTCTTTCATCTTCATTATTAGCATCTACTAAGATAGTAGCACCAATACCTGTAACTGCAGCTTCTCTATTAAATTCTATAGCTACTCTACCGACGTTACCTTTAGCCCTCATACCTATAGTAGGTGGAGCATCATAATCATTAGCCATCATGCTGTTTTTAGGAGCAAACCAATTAAAGCCTATAAATATAGATATATTTTCAGGATCGTTATCTGGGCGAGGTTGAAATAAAGTTTGAGCATCTATTATATTTTTAGGTGGACTAAGTTGAGGATGTTTAGGTTCATACTCTCCTGGTTCAACTCGTAGTTTATTCCACTCTGTTTTTAAGTTCCTATAAGGTACTCTAAAACCACTACGATCTGATATTGCATAAGATCTTTTACCTTTTGCATATCTGGCCATGTCAATATAAATTTAGACCAGAAGGTCTAACCCTCAGAGTTACACTCGCACCTTCTTCGTCTGAAGCAAATTTAAAAGCTCTCTCATAAAGAACATATAACCCTTCAGCTCTTTCAGGTGCAAATTTAGTTGCTAGTTTTGCTGCTAAGCCTGCACACATTGCGTCTGTCCATCTATAGGGAACATCAGTATCTTGATAAGATGCTGTTATGTCTTCAACTTGATACACACCATAATATCTAATTGTATCATCAGCACTATCAGGTACTGGCCATACATTTATTGTTGGAGTATATTGGCGGTCTAACATAAATTGTGATGATTTACCTGATGTGGTCTTTTCTGGTAATTGATTATACTCGGATATTGATATTCTTTGCATAGGTTGGTCATTACTATTATTTCTATAAACCATATCTATTACATCTACTATGCCTGAAGTTAAACTATAATTAGCAGTGCCTGCAGTTAAAGTTATGGTATTGTACTGAACAGTCCAATAGTTATAACCTCTATTAGACCATTCAGTAAAAAGTAAATTTAAACTTCTTCTGGCACTGGTAGCTTTTTGACCTGTTTGAGTTTGTGGGTCTATACCACATCGCTCAAAAGACTCTGCTATAACTTCTTCTATATTAGGTCTGTATGCTACTGTTCCTGAAGTTGCCATTAATATTTCTTCTTCAATCTCATTACAATTTGATATGAATCACCAGCAGCACCTAACCCAGTAGTAGTAAATTTAATATCGCCTGTTGGGTTTGTGCCTAAAGTTTTAGTATTAGGTAAACCTCCTACAGATCTAAAATCTACATAACCTGATTGGTTTTCTGTAAGGTGAAGCATTATAACATTAGTATCTGCTGCTGCTAATACTTGTACAGTCATAGTTGATATAACCCAAGTACACTCTAATATCTTAACCCCAGTACAAGCATCTCCATTAGAGTTAACTTGTAAGCCTGATACATCTACTTTTAATTCTGCTGATTCATCTCCTGTATCAACATATTGAAGTTGAAAAGCATAAACAACCTCATTTACACTTTCAGAAAGTTTAGTGGTTGTTACTATATTAGCCATTTAAAACTCCTATCAACTATCAGCGAATGGTGTAGCTACTGTGCCAGAACCTATTAAAACTCCTTGCACTAGATATTCAGCACTTGCTAATGCTGTAATTTCAACATATGAATTTTTATCTCCACCTGTAGTGCTACCATTCAAAGAAATAACATCATTTGTTGATGCTGGTATAAATGATTTTTTACTGCCATCAGTTACTGCTACCATTATAGAACCTACGAATTTATCTGTTCCGTCTGTTTTAATATCTAAATCAGTAGCATCTGTACCAATAAAAAATCTGTAAACTGCACCTTGATGGTTTATTACATTAGGATCGTTTTCTCCTGCTGATGCTGCTTTGCTATTAGCTTTTAGTGATGGTAATGTTACAGCACCGTCTGCATCATTAATCTCTATAAGCTTACCAGCATGGTCTGCAAAAGTTAAAGTTGTTTCTGCTGTGATGTTTACTACTGCGTCTGGACCAGCAGAGATAAATCCTCTCATGGATCTTACTGGACCTGAAAATGTTGTTCTTGCCATATTGACCTCCTCAAAAAGGGTTTACTATAAGGTCTTTTGAGAGTCTGCTGGGACAGTCCTTATAGCTTAAAATTCCCAGAATAATTATTTATACCTTATAAACCAGTTATTGGAAAGCCTTGTTCAATAATCTGCTCTTTTACAGTATCAGGTAATTCAACTATAAATTTAGCATTTTGGTCTAAACCTATAATGCCTAATTGTGTTAACTCTTCTTTTTTAGCTTTAGATAGATTATTGATAACTTCTTTTTCTGCTTTACGTGAAGCTTGTATTAAAGATATATTGAATAGATCTTCAAGATTATTAACATCTGTTCTTTCAGTTAATCCTTCTACTGCGCCATCATCACGTGATAAAGCACGTAAAGCAGCATCATAATTTTCTCTTGTTTGTTCGGTTATGTCACTAAATATTTCAGAAGCTAACCTAACAGATTTAGATTCTGTATTTTTAGCCATAAGTTCAAAGCCTTCTACTGCGCCATCCCAATCTATTATATTTAACATGTCTGACTTAAATATAAAATCTTTTGGATTATTAAAAACTTCTGCATTAAATCTTGACTCAGCTTGAGCAAAGTCGTCCATTGATGGGCCACTTACATCGTCTGCATAATCTTCTCTTAGATTCCTAATCCTATCAATTTGCTTTCTTGTGGCATCAACTAAGATAGTTTCATAAGGGCTAGTTCCTAGATTAAGCATTGGTCCTTGTAAAGTTCCTGAAGTTGCATCAGTAAGGTCTGCTAAGTTTTCTAAATTTGCTTTTTCATTTACAAATATTTCTACGAGATTATTATTGTCTAAGTCTACTTTGCCTTCTAACCTAAAAGGTATGTTATACTTTTTACTAAGTTTAGTTAGAACTTGACCTATTTTACCTTTATAGCCTTTTTTACTATCAGAAACTAAACTATAGATAGTATTTAAAAATTGTTCATTTTGTCCTCTGTTTGACCAATATCTTACAGGCTCTTCTCCTGGAAGGATAAATTTATTAGCATCTTCTTTTGCAGCCTTCTCAAGGTGCTTTTTTATTTCAAACTCAACATAGTCTAAATTTTTCATTAAAGGAGTCTGAGGTGGTACACTGCCTGAATTTAAAGCATTAGCTGTTGATAGAGTATCAAAGTCGTTTATATCTCCTTCTACTTTTTTAAATGCACTATAAACTTCATCTTGTTCTGAATTAAAGCCTAAAGTACTGAAATCATCTCTGTTATAAGAAGGGTGTAAGTCATTAACTTTTTTCTGTAAAGCATTATAAACAGAGCTATATAAAGATCTAGGAGAAGTTGTATAACCTCTAGCTGTCATGTCTAAAATCTCTATAACGTTTGCTCCTTTAGACTCTCCTGAGTCTAAGCTATGGACTATATTATCTTTCATGCGTTTTCTAGTAAGGTCTATAAATTCGTCTTTTTCATATTTATTTTTAAATGCTTTATCAGTAGATAAATCATAAAGCTTACCTAAATATTCGTCTGTATAGAGACTATCAACTTCTTTTAATGCACCTTTATAATTATTAAATACTGCAGCAGCATAGCTGTCTACTGCATTACCACCACCTACAGCATCACCCTTACCATATAGCTCTATTATTTTACTCCTTTTACTAGGTAAAAATATTGTATTTAAATCTGGTAACTGTCCACCACCAGGACTTAAATCTAAATATATATTTCTCTCACCACGCATATCTTTATAAGATTGTTTAAGATCTTGATACATATTATTTTTAGGACTACCTAATATACCGAACTTGTGCGCATCTGAAGCCATGTCACTTTGTATCTCTGTAATTTCGTAAGCATTATTATCTTTTTTAATTAGTGAGTGGCTTATGATACCTTGCTCACCACCATGGTGAGTTCCTGCGTCTCTAGTTATATAGTTAGCTATTTCTAATAAATCTTTAGGTACATTACCATCTTTAGGTAATTCTATTTTAGTAGTTTCCATATTACCTAGTCTATTAAAATAAGCAGGGCTAGTTTTTTCAGATATAAAAGATGTATAATATTGGTCTTCTAAAATTTTTACCATCTCATCTTTGGTCAATAATTTATCGTCCAACTTATTATTTTTTATAAGTCTCATCATATTTTCAACTTCGCTAGTTTTTATAGGTATTTCCATATTGTTAACTTTAAGAGTAGAACCACCTTTTAACATACCACCCATCCAGTTCTCAGGTTTTTGCTTAACCTCTTCTCCTCTAGCTTTACTAGGTGCACCTTTTATTTTTTCTACTACAGCACTAAATAATCCAGGAGAGCCAATTATCTTAACTGCCTCAGCATCAAAAGGCATAAATGCAGAACCAGCAGCAATAAGTTTTTGATATTTAGGAGACATAGATCTTGATAAAAATCCTGCCATACCAGTTTGTAATGGATCTCTTGTAAGTGCACCTTCAATTAAATCTATACCTATAGCTAAAGGTTCAGTAAATTTAGAAAAGTATAGTGGTAGAGTTTTTAAGCCATATAAAAGACTTCTTCTATCTGCTTCTTGTTTAGGTGCTTCTAGTATTGTTTCTGGTGTATATTTATATTTAGGAACTTTAATCCTTAAATCAGGACTACCTAATACTCCATAATTAGGATTTATTGTAAATTCATATGCTGGTCTTTCAGGTCTAGGATAACTTGGTCCTCTAGCCCTACCATATTTTTGTGTTGTTTCTATAGGCATGCCAGAACTTTTCCATGTCTGATAAGACTCCATAGGGTTTTCTGAATTAGGAAAAAGGTTTCTAGCTATTTGTATTTCAGCTGCAGACGGAAGAGCTCCGTCTTTTTTATTTAGGTTTAATTCCATTTGAAGTTAGGGGAGTATGTAACTCCCCTACCTTTATTGTGAATATATTAAGCAGCACCTTCGGTACCGAATATTCCTCTCCAGTCAGTAAAACCGAAACTGTATCTTTCTCTAACTTTGTAGCGAACATTACCAGTTTCAAACTCACCTTCAATACCTTTTTTCAAGGCAGTTCTTTGGAACATTTTAAGTCCGTCAGGTACGTCTGTCTTAATAAAGAAACCATCACTATCAGACAATCTTCTCATTACATGAAACCCTTGTGGTAAGTAATTACCAGAGTTAATTGCATTAAGATCGTTGTCTGCTGTGCCAGTTCTTAGAGTAGACTCAAGTAATCTTTGAGCAGTAAAAATGTAAGCAGTAGGAATAATTAACATTGTTCCTTGTGCTGCGATTCTTAGTCCTCTGTCATCTTTCATATCAGCTATGTTAATTAACATAGTCTCAAGAGATGTCTCACTTAAATCTGCTGCGGTTGCTAGTGTGTTACTTTGGTTACCAGCTCTAGTTGGATGACTAGTGCTTAATAAAGCAACACCATCTCCACCAGCAAATGCTCCTGCTGATGTGGCATTATTTAAAATATTTGCAGCTTTGATTTCTTTAGTTGAAGCCATTGACCTAGCTAAAGCCTTAGTATACCTACCAGCGATGGAACCATATTGGCCATCTTCTTCTGCTTCTTCAGTGATACTAAAAGCTAGTGCAATAGTTTCGTGTTGATATCTAGCTGTAAATCCTTGACTCGCTGAGTCATAACTTACAGGTGCGCCTTCACCTTTTACAGGTGCATTACCGAATCCCTCAAGCAATACATCCTCTTCAAATGCCCTGTTAGAAGTATTTGATTCAAATACTTTTTGATACTCTTCAGGGTATCTTGCATACTCTAGCCCGAATAAGGTATTCAATCCTGGCTCTAGCATTTTAGCAAATTGTGCTCTATTCATTGCCATAATTTAATCTCCTATATTCCTGCTGTTTGTTTTAGAATGTGCTCATTTAATAGAACTTCCATAACTGCGTTTGCCCCAAATGCATTTTCTGGGGATTCATAAAGTCCAATTAACTTACATGTTCTTGTTCCTGATGCCATGCTTGAATTAAGTTGAAAACCAGACTGTCCAGTAGTTGTTGAACCTGCGTCAGCTACTACTTCTGCATTAGAACCGATATCGGTCTGTGCTGGTGAGCCGTCTGATTGAACTTTGTATACAATGTAAGGATCGTCATACACATAAGCTATAATATTTGTACCTGTTGTGCCTGATGGCCAGTACTCACTAAACTTATAAGAACCATCTGAAGCTGTATAAGACACTCCAGCAAATACACCAATATTATTTTCTTCACCAGCTGTGTGAGGAGTTATAACCCCATCAGCAGTCAGAATAACTAAATCACCATTAAAGATGTTTTCAGCTAATCCACTAGTAATAGTATATTTGTTTGTTCTTATAGGAGAACCAGACATATGCCTAGATGGTACAAAACCAAATGGTGAATCTACGTTTGCCATATTTACCTCTCTATAAAAAAATTAAAAATTGTTAATCGTCCATGACTGATATGTCTCTGCCACGACTAACACTACTTTTTCTTGTCTCCTGAATCGGAATACCACCAGCTCTTTCTGCAGTTCGTAAATCACTGCTTACGGACATGTTTTGTTCTATATCTTTTTCTTTGTAATAAGCCTTCATTTGACTGAATTTTTCTTCTGGCATTTCACAAAGTATCATGCCTTCAACACCGATACAACCTGCCCACTGACCATGATTCAAAGTAGGCACTGCAAAAGTTCCCACTGTGTCTGATGGTCTTGGTTCCCAACCTGCTCTTTTTCTTTTATAAACATTGTCGGGAGTTTCCTTCCCCAGAATCGAGGTAGCTATCCACCTTTGCACCATTCCTGGTCGTGCTGGAGGAGCGTCCAGTAATGATGGTGGTTTCCAGCTTGTATTGTCACGAGCATTTTGCTCACGAGAATTAGATTGAGTTTCTTGAGCTCTTACGTTTCTTTTTTCTACCATTAGGTTCTCTCCTGTTTTTTAAGTTCTTCTGCATAAGCTTTAATTTGGTCAGGTGTTGTTAAACCTATTTCTCTAGCCATGCGTAATTGCTCCTTTGTCATCTTAACTCTATTGCCTGTTTTCGTTGACCCACCTGCAGATGGTGCGACTACTGTTTGACTGCTTTTTGGTCTCGTTTTAACTTGCATATCTGGTTTTGATATTAACTCGGGAAATATTTTTTGTAAACGATTATTTAAAGTTTCATAATATTGGTCAGATTCTTTATCATAACCTTCTAAATCTAATTGAACATCTATAGACCTAGCAGCAGCAGTTTCTCTCTCATATCCAGAAGAGTTAAACCACTGATTCTTACCCCACCAGTCCATAGCCTTTTTTGGAGCTTGGGGTTGGGCAGCACGACCTACAGTAGGTGATTGAGTTTTTTGTTGAACAGTTTGTTGCCTTTGAAGTTCTGATACTTTCATTGCTGCACGGATGTCAGCTAATTGTTCTGCATAGTCAACTTGCTTAGCTGTGTCACCTTCTTCTATAGCTTTTTGCATCTCTTGCTTTACAGAAACATATCTATCTTCAAACTGCTTTTGAGCCTTTACTGTTTCACCTTGTTCGAGTCTTTCTAATCTTTGTTTTAATGCAGTGAGCTCTTGGTCTTTTTCTTCAGCTTTAGCATCAGACTCTTTACGTTGTTGTACTAATTTATTTATTCTACGTTGAACCCTTTGAGAGTATTCTTCGTCGTCTTCTGTTGGAGTTGCTTCTTGTTTTGTTGGTTGGGGTTCTTCTACTATCTCTGGTTCTTCAGTTTTAGTTTCTTCTATTTCTACTTCAAGTTCTTCTTGTTCTTTTTCATTTTCCATGGTCATGAGCCAAGTCCTTTCATTAAGTTATGGTAAATAATTTTGTATGTTACATCCTTTAGGTATAACAGAAGTAATCTCATCATCATTTAAAAGTAATAATTTTACTCTTTCTATGATAAGCTTTTGTCCTGCATATTTCCCAAAGGTAACATGGTCGCCAACTTTAGCCCAAAGACCACCTTGCCATTCTTTACCTGATGCTCTCTCGCACCATGCTAGAGAACCAATAGCCAATATAATACCATGGGCTGTTAAATACTCTTCATTGTCTTGAGATTGTGATGGTAAATAAATGCCACCTGTAGTTTTCTTTTTTGGGGCTTGTGGTTGAATTAAAACTCGCCATCCTGTAGGTTCTGGTAAGTTTTTAGGAACGTTTGTTTCTGGGTCGTTGTCCCAGTTTGCTGCATGGAGATGAGCCATGTTTATTCATCCTCTCTGTCTAATTGTTTATAAACTCTATCGATTTCAATGGTGGCTTGTTTTAAGCCTTCAGCAATACCGACAGTCTTTTGATATTGAGCAAAATCACTTATCCTGCCCTCTATCATCTCGTTCGCTAGATTTTGTCTCTGGCTTTCTAACGTCTTCTTTATCTTCTCCAGTAGGTCTGTTATTGTCAAGTTGCACCTCGCTTTTTGAAGAAACTCCAGTTACATTAATTGTTACATCATTTTGCATTTTTCTTTTTTCTCCTTTTCTTCTTCTTCTTTTTGTTAGGTTTTAAAAGTTTGCTAAACTTTGCTCTAATTAATGTCATTTATTATAACCACAATTATTTAAAAGTAAAATTACCATTGGTCAGTTAACATCATTTTACTTAGCCTTTCAGCTCTTGATTTAACTTGCTTTGACCAAGAAGAGTCTAACATCTCTTTAGAAGCTTTTTCCCAGTTATGGTCTTTTATTGCTCCGAAGAAGTTCGGCCATTTATTAGGATTGAATCTAGTTCTGCCCATGTTGAAGAGCATGTCTATAATGACGGCTTGTCTTACTTCACTTAACCCATTAAAAAATACCCAGTTTTTAGCTTCACCTGTTACTCTGTTAATATCGTTGACTAGGATAAAATTTATTTCTTCTATACTTAAACCTAGCCCATCACTAGCTACATTCCTACCAACACCAATAGTAGGATGACCAACTAACGTATCACCAGCTTTAATCTCCTTACCATTAGCATCATCATACACTCTATACTTAACACCTTCATGTAAAGATATTAAGTCTATTAATTTACTTTTAAGATCTGCCACCTTTTACTCTCCCTTTAACATGCTTTTGACTTTTTGGTGGATTCTTTTTAGAACCCTTTTCACCAGACCAAAAAACTTTGTTCGCCCAGAATGCAGCACTTGTTTTACCTTTTTTAATATTTTTAGCATGCCGTTGTTTAAAGTTTTTACGAGCTTCATCACTATAGTTGTGACCCATTTTTTGGTCGCCAAAGCGAATAATTTTAATTTTTTCACCATCTTTGATTGCCACTATACCTTTCTTTGTTGGGTGGTTTGGGGTTCGTTTAGGTTTATTTAACCCTTTTAAACCATACTTTTTAAGTTTAGCTTCTTTATCACTCACTCTTCTTCCCACTACCACAGTATAAACCGAACCATGCAGCACCAGCACCTACTACAACACTAACAAAAGCAGATTGTGCATTGGTTGGGTCTTGAAGTTGCATAAACCACTCTATAACTCTATAAAAAGCTAACCCATATAAAGTTATTAATAGTCTTGGCCATATGCGCCATTTATCTAAGTTTTCTGGTGTCATGCTATATTTATACTGTTAAAATGTAAATTAAGCAATAATTATTTACTATCATCTATTATCCAATTATCTTTTTCCATTTGATAATCTAGATATAATTGAGTGTCTGCATAACCTCTGCCTTCACTCATACAGATAAGAAAATATTTAGGCTCATATAATTTACAAGAAGTTTCATCACCTTCTACAGGATGGGCTAATACAAACTTTATAGTTATACCTATAGCTACTACAACAAACAACATTATAGCTATTCCTATCATAATCATTCTTATCATATCGTACATTTCCTTTTGTTTTTTTAACTTCTTGGCTTTAGCTTCTTTGATTGCTTGTTTTTGTTTATCTAGTCTTTTTTTACGTTCTTCTAATATAAAAGACCATGTACCATGACCAAACCTGTGGTCAATTAATTGTTTCATTTCATATAATTGTTCTTGTGCTAGTTTTGCGTCAATAACTTCTTTTGCTACATTTTCTACAGCAAAGTGGTCTACATTAGCTTTGTCTCTGTCTTTTATTACTTGTTGTTGTCCATTTAAAGCTTTATCTACATGACCAATAATATCACCAATATCTTGAGCTGTGCCTATATTTGTTTTTATAAAATCTACTGACTTTTTTACTAAGGCTATACCTGTTAAGACTGCTGTTACTGGTTCAACCATTTTGCTTTTCTATCACTCTATCAAGTTTCTCTTCGATTCTTTGCATGTGGTTTACTAATTGTTTTATATCACCACTTAAATCTTGTTTTTGTTGATAGAGATCTTGCTTATTTGCATATTCCTCTCTAGTTTTATTTAGTAATATTTGTAGTCTTTTAATCTCTGAGAACATTTTATTAAATGCCCAACCTATAGGTAGTACAACTATGCTCAGGATTATATTCCAGAACATCATCGGATCTATAGTCATCAAACTGTTCCTGCCGTTTGAGACTGTGCTAATACTTTTAAGGTTTGTGTAAAAGATTTATCAAGTTCTTTTGAAGCCATTGCAAATAACCTCGGAGGGATATCAGTGGCTTTAAATCCTTTACGTTCTAAAAATTTTTTTGCAGCTCTAATTTCTGCTGCTGCCACCTTTTTTATTTTTGCTTTTGCCATTTTTATGTACCTTTTGTATCTCGAAAGATGCTTTTTTAACTGCTCCTGTGTGGGGTGTATAATCACCCTTCATTAATTTAAAACCTTTACCTGCTTTCATCCAATGAAAACCTTTGGGTGGTTCAACTGTCTTTTTTACCATTTAATTTTTCCTCAAAACAATTTTTACAATAATACTTAAATTTCTCATAATGCATAGCTTTATTTGAACAGAAGGAACAAGTTTTGTGCTGTATTAGTTTTTTCCAGTGTGTGCTTGTACCATCTTTCTGGATTACTTTTTTAGCCTTTGGCACCTTTCTTTTTCCTTTTAGAAGCCATGATTGCTCTGCCTTGCTTTTCTGCTAAAGCTTTAGTAGGGTAGATTTTACCTTTACTACCCCACCTATAGCCACCTTTGACTTTTCTGACTGGCATTAACTATAAGAAGAAGTTTTCTTCTTTTTCTTTTTACCCTTCATTTTTCTAAGCTTTGCCATTTTATCTTTCATGGTCATCTTTTTAGTTGTTTTCTTTTTCATTTTCTTTTTTCCGTGGTCCATCATTTACCTCCTTTTTTTGTTGATGATGTTTTCTTTTTCTTACCTTTGTTCTTTCTACGATAAGCTTGTATTTGTTCCCACTGCTTTTTATCAACTTGTCTAGCTTTACCACCTGTCAATACAGAGTTAACTCTAGCCATAGCCCAAGCTGAAGGTGAGACTCCTGGACGACGACCGCCACTAGCAGCAGCACCTAACCCTTTATTGTAAATAGTAGTTAGAGCACCTAGTGGTGCGTTGGCTTTTTCTGCTTTATTTTTTAGAGCCTTTTTTTGTTTTGCGTTTATTGCCATACATTTTCCTAAATTTTTTAGTGTATATAGATTCTTTTGTTTTCCTTTTTTTACCAGAAGGTGTTTTATCTCCTGGAAGATCTCCTAGAACTTTACCTGATTTACGCATTTTTTCAAGGGCTAATAATCTCTTCTTGCGTTGTTCACCACTTAACCCAGCCACATACTTAGCTGGTACCATGTAACCTCCTGGAGTTTTTACTTTTTTTACTTTAGGTAGTTTAGCCACTATTTATCTCCTTTGAGTTGATTTAAAAATTGCTCTGAATCTATTTTAGCTGTTTTACCTAGCTTTTTGTCTGTATAAGTGTAAGGTCTTTCACTATCAACAAATTTAATTCCAGGACCATCTTCTAAACTTAAATCTGTAAAATCACCTATTGAACCTACATAAGCAGCATCTTCTCCGTCAGCTAAAACTTCCTCTTCATAGCTAAATTCTGTTTCACTTTTTTTATGTAAGTTGGGTATGGCTTTTATATCTTTCTTTTTAACTGCGTATACATCAACTTTTTGTCCTGCGCTAAAAATATTAGGCTTATCAACAGGACTCATAGAAAAAGAAAGTGGTCCTCTGGCTAATCTGCCTTGTCGGAATAAATAAATAGTATCTCCTAAACCTTTATCATCTAAATACTCTTGCGCAGCATTTTTAAAATAATCTACAACATTACTATGGTCAGGGATTTTTTCTGGGTAAAAACCAGCATAGTCTAATAATTCTTCTCTAGTGTTGACTCCTATTTGCTCCATATATTCCTCAGCATCTGTTGTATTTTCAGGGTAGTAAGATTTAGTAAAGCTAGAATATTGGTCGGTATTTCTGTAGCCCATTAGTTCGCCTTTTTCATTTCTAAATGTATCAGTATAATAATCGTTATACAATAATTCATCATTATCATCTATAATACCTTTTATAGTATCCGCAGTACCACCCATAGGGCTACTACCATCAAACATTAAATCATTAGCAAAATTATCTAATACAGGATCTCCTGTTTCAATTGTTCCTGTTGATTTAGTTAGACCTTCAAGAGTTTTAGTTGGGCTAGTAGGTCTACCAGCTTGACCCATTTCAGTAGCTGTAGTTTTACCAGACTTACCAGGACTATAAGGAATATCTTTTAGTGCACCTAAGTTTACTAAGTCTCCTAAGTTTACAAAAGGCAATGCACCCAACTCAGCTTCACTAGGCTCTCTACCATATATTTCTTTAAATAGGTCTGCGTTTCTGAGTGCTGCTCTTTCTAAATTTTGCTTAGTAGGTATTGTACCTGAAGGTGGATTAGTTTTTGGGGTTTGCTTAAATAGGTTAAGCAATGCTCCTGGAGTAAGTTTAACCATCTATTCTCCTTCCAATAAAAGTTTTAGTCTTTTTTCTTCGTATTCTTTTGCATTCATTTTACCACTTTTATAAGAATTTTTTAATAAGTAAAACCCTATATCCTCTTTAATTTCACCTGTATCTGACTTACTTAGATTCCTTAATATTCGTTTAGGATTATTATATTCACTGCCTACAGATAAATTTACAGCTTTTCTATAAATAAACTTTTTTTGATTATTAGGAAGTTCATCAAACCCTTTAGGCTTATCCATACCAGGAATTAAACTCCAATCATATATTTTTTTCCGTATGTTTATTGCTAATGGTTTAGAATTAGGGTTTTTAAAAAGTCTAGTTTCTAACTCAGCTTCAGCACCTGCTTCGTCTGATTTTCCTATAGCATTGGCTATATCCTCTGCAGAGTCTTCTGGATATTGTTTCATTAAATCTTCAGCGAATTTATTAGGAGGGTTGCCCTCTGCACCACGTCTAAAATATTCGTAAGCTTTTTTAAATGATGGCAAATTTTCACCAGCAGGAAAATATTCAACAAACTCTTCAAATAATTCGTCTGTTGTTATAGAAGGGTCTTCTGCCATAGCTTTAAAATCAGGAAGTTCAGGATTAGAACCTTGATACTTTCCTTTTAAAGCTCGTTCAACTACCTCAGATTTTAATGTATCTAACACAATAGGTATTTTAAGTGGATCTTCAAAACTAACTATACTAGGTAATTTTTTAGCTACTGCTTTAGTTGTAGGCTTAACCATTTTAGATATTTGACCTAAAGTGCCTACATCCATAGCTGTATTCATTATAGTACCTAAAGCACCTCTCATGAGCTCTCTTCGGTCTACATTGGTGGCTTTTTGAAGTTGGTTAGATATTTTTTCTAAATCGGCTTGAGGTAATTTTTCTAACTCAGCTTTAGTGGGTATGACTAAATCTGTACTTTTAGAAGTTGGGGTTTGTTTTACTAAACCTTTTAAAAGGTTTAAAACTCCTGTAACTTTATCAGCCATCTACATCTTTTGGGTCAACCATAGTTTCACCCATAGGTTCTATAGGACCAGGAGCTCCTTCTATACCTGAAGTTTGCTCCATAAAATCATCAATATTATCATAAACCTCATCACCAACAACAAACCTACCATCAGGACGATGATATCCTTTTTCTGACTTAGATTTTTCTATAGCTTTAAGATCTAAATTTGGTTTACCTAATTCACCACCATCTACTTTTTTAAGCATGTTATTTAATATTTTAACATTCTCTGGGTCGTACTCAAAACCTCCAAGTAGAAATCTATCATTTAACAACTTTAACATTTGCTCGTTAGATACTCCTAAATTATGAAGTTCTTTGCCTACTTGCAATATTTGTCCTGATTGTTCACCAATTTCATCCCAAGACATTTTACCTGTTAATAATTCATCCATGTCTAAATCATTAATGCCAAGTTTAAAATCTTCAGGATTATCTTTTAATAGTTTTTCAAAATCAGCTTCTGAAAAATCTTTAAATCTAGGATTATTATATTCTTGAGAACCTACTTTTCTAGCTTGTTCATTCTTTAAATTTTTAAAAGTTTTTAAATTACTAAGAGTTTCCCATATATTATCAAAGTAAACAGCATCTTTACTAGGGATATCTATTTGTTTTACAGGCTTACCTTTACCACCCATATTAAAAAGTGCACCTAAATTTTTAGGTATCTTGGGCATTACATATCCTCCATCATTGATGAACCTTTGCCTATCTTAATTATTTTTACAGAACCACTCTTCATAGGCTCTTCGTCTTCCATGTGTTCTTCTTCTGGTAAACCTAACATTTGTTGCTGACAGAGGAGCATGAACTGTGTTACTTGTTCTTCGGTCATTGGTACTTCACTAGCTGAAAAGCCCATCTTAGCTTCAAACATTCCCATTACATCTACATTATTTGGCATTATTGTCCTACCTTTCTACCTAAGTTACTTAAAAAATCGTCTACATTATTTATCATACTACCCATAGGGCTGACTGCTTGTGGCATTGTTTTTTGCATAAACTGCATATCTTGGTCGGTTACTGTTCCTGGTAGTGAGCCCATATTATCTTGAGGTGTGCTAGGTATTTCATTAAACATTGATGCGTCAACACCTTCAGGAATCTTTATTGGTCCTGTTGTGTAGTCTGCGGATGGTCCTGGGTCAGCCATCTTGTTCATAAATTCTAATTCTTTGTCGCTAACTGCTCCTGTCATGTTCTTTTTCATATCAGCAAACACTTGATTAACGTCTTCACCTTTGGCTTGAGCATCTGTGAATTTGCTAAATGCTGCCATGTAGCGATCCATAAAATTTTTTTCGTCTTGTTCCATTTAAGTCTCCTTATTAGCTTTTATAATTTCTTTTTCTCTGGCTATTTGTATTTCAGCTTGAAGTTTAGCCATTTTACCTTCAAGTTCAGCTTTTAACTTTTGCATAGATTTTTGAATATCGACTTGTGCTTTAGCTTGGTCAATCTGGATATCTGATTTTGCCTTTGCTTGGTCAGCTTGGATTTCGGCTTGAGTCCTTGCCTTAACTGCTTCGGCTTCAATTTTAGCGAGTTGTTGTGCATAATTCATTGGGTCTCCTCCACCTAGTTTATCTACTCCTGGGATTGGCTTCATCTTTGGAGCTTGTTGTATGACTTGTGCTGCTCTTTCAGCAATCATATTGTCCATCTGTGGCGACACATCTTCAAACTTAAATTTAGGATCTCTGATATCTGGTAGTGGTGGTAATTCTACACCCATAGCTTTTTGCATCCTGACTCTATAAAGTAGAGCCATGTGTTCCGCAATATGGGCAATCAATACAGGACCAATAGTCTTTTGTGCTAACTTATTACCAGCTAAGGATGGGTCTGATAAAAACTGCATATGTACGGCAATGTGTGCTTCATGGTCTTGGTCAATAAAGGCTTTTATAGGTTTACCTAACATGACGGCAATATTCTCGTCTACTGGGTCAAGCTTTGGAGCTTCCTCAGGCTTTTTTAATATCTCGTCAATATTGGGTACTCGTATAGCTTCATACATTCTTTTATAAGCTTCATATACATCGTGGAGTTGTGGTGCTGATTGAGCGAGTTGTAGTATGGCTTGGGCTTGTGCGATACGTTGAGTAGAACTAAAAATACTAGGATCGCTAACTGGGATAATATCTATTCTATCATCAAAGTCCGCAGCATTAATCATCTTGCTCGCACCACTCGCAGCAAACTTAAATACCTCAGGCAACGTCTCAGCATTCAACTTAGCTATCATTTTAAACTCTTGACCTTGTGCGTAGTGTAATCTTTTATGAATAGCTGAGAAGATTTTAGAACCTTGTTCCAACATTGCTATAGTTGTGCCCACAGGTGCATTAGGATTAGCATCACCCACATTTAAATCTGCTACTGCTGCATATCTTCTACCAGCATCAACAATAAAACCTAATAAATTAAATAATGTACCACTAGGCTCTTTAAAAGGTAAAGGCAATATAGCCTTATTCACATCATCAACCGCAGCATCTAAATCAACAAACTCTCCAGGATTGATTTGCATCTCTCCTCCTGGAACTCTACCTTTTAATTTAAAGCCACCTTGCATATTTGAAAATGCTGCAGAGTCTAGTAATGCTCTTAGTGAACCAGTAGCAGCACGACCCAGCCCACCAATTAAGTGGTAAAGTCCAAAGCCATAAAATCCTAATCCTGGTAAGAACTTATATTCTACAAACCAGTTACGTTTCTTTTTATCTTCGTCTTGTTCGTCCCAGTTACGTCTTACAGAGACGATACGTTGCGAACCTGAATCTATAGTTATTACATAAGGTAGTGCTACAAAGTTTTCGTCCTCAATATTGGCTCCATCAATACCATCTAATATTCTATAAGTGTGCATCTCTAGTAAGGTCATCTGTTGGTCAACACTTTCAGAACCCTCTGGGGCAACACCTTCAACCTCGTATATAGTTTCATCATAACTATCCCCACCATCGCCTGAATAACTATCTACAGGTAGATAATACCCAGCTTGTACAAATCTATTATATTCATTACGAGGTAATTGAATAACATGCGTATATCTAGGAGAAGTTAAAAGGTCAGTACTCTCTGCAGCAACCACGAAGTCTTCAGCTTTAACAAAGCGACTCGTAACTCTGCCCATGCTAGGGTCGTACCATACTTTTTTAAAAGTTTGACCGATGAGTGGTAAGTGAAATAACATCTGGTCTATATCTGGGAAGTATTCAGGCATCTCTTGTAAGAGTTGATAATTCATATAATCTTTAACTCTGTTGGCTTGTTCTTTGACTGCTTCGTCTGATTCACCTACTGTTACAGTCTTTACTGGACCAGCAGCAGGGAACAACTCGGCTATAGCCCTAGATTGAAATTGTGTTGCAGCTTCAGCTATCATAGGATGTACAACTTGGCTTAATCCTCTTGCTGCTCTTTCTGAGTCGTCTTCTTGGAGACCTCCGTCTGGGTCAAGGGTTTTTAAACCTTCTTTGTATCGCTCTTCCCAGTTGGATCTTGCTTCTCGGTCTGTGTGGTAGTAGTCTAGCAACTCTGAGGAGTGTACTAATAATTCTCTTTCGTCGATTTGTTCTGCTAGGTTACTGTAAAAATCTGTTTTTGTTTCTGTGGTTTCTTCTGCTTCACCTATAAGAACATTACCATCATCCGTCTCTTCTACTTCAAGGTCATCAGGAGGAGCACCTTCGGTAAAGGGTATTACATTTTTATCTTCAGCCATATAGTGGTTTCCTATCTATAGTTTCTTGTTCTTCATCTTCCCAATCTTCTGAGTGGGTCAAGAACCAAGACTTACGTAGCCTTAGCCATGCTTGTGTGCATGTATCTACTATATCGTCATTCTCTCCTGTTGGAAAGGAAGAACATATTTCAATCAGATCTTTTGCCCACTTCTTTTTTGCTGGGTACCATATTCTACCATCTTCTAAAAGTGCGGATGCTGCATGGGCACGTGCTTCTTTGTCTCGGTCTGGCATATAGGGTAACACAGGTACACCACTCATGCGGAGGTCTTGTATTAGGGATTGACCACTAGCCTTCTTTTCAATCAACACAACATCAGGCTCATACACGTCATATGCATCTTGTGCTTCTCTGCGGAGGTCAGGATAGCTAACTCTATCATACCAACAATCAATAGCTATAGCATTCCAGCAACCTTCATATTTAAAAACACCCCAAGTAGTTCTGGCAGAATAACTTGACTTCTCTTTTGTTGAGTAGGCAGTGTCCCATGATTGTATTACATACTCTACAGGAGGTAGGTGGTCAGGCTCTTCCCACTCTCGCCACCATCGTTGTTTTAATATTGAGCCACCTTTGGGTGATGGTCTTTGTTGTAATTGACCAGAAGCAGCATACATGCCTAATGATTGCTCAAGCTTGTCTAGTGTGGACTCGTCTATCCTGTTTGGCCAAAGTAGTTCTCCTTCTTCAGTGCGTGGGTCTTTGAAGCCTATGGTAGAGGTGGATGGGTATGGGTGCTTAGATTCATGTCTGGCTGGTAGGCATAAGTGGTCCCAGTCATAGTCGTTGCTAAGTATATGACCAGTTAGGTCATTGTCGTGTACTCGTTGCATGATGATAATGAATGCACCTGTCTTTGGGTCATTGAGTCTGGTTTGCATGGCTTGGTCCCACCAATCAAGAACACCTTCACGTACTGTTGTAGATTCTGCTTCTCTGACATTGTGTGGGTCATCTATAACTATGATGTCACCACCTTCACCAGTCAATGCTCCATCAACTGACGTAGCTATGCGCATCCCAGTTTTATTATTCTCAAACCTTTGCTTTTGGTTTTGGTCAGTAGTTAAGTCAAACATATCTCCAAAATGCTCTTGATACCATTTACTATCTATTAATCTTCTACATTTTACAGAATCTCTTATTGACAAAGAGTTGGCATAACTAGCAAACAGGAATCTCTTGTTAGGGTATTTAGTCCAGCACCATGCTGGTAGTGCCACTGATGCTGTAATTGACTTCATGTGTCTTGGTGGTATGTTAATTATTAATCGCCTAATGTCACCTTCAACTACTGCTTGTAAGTGTTCACATATAGCATCAATGTGCCAATTATCGTGGAAGTCTCTTCCAGGTTCAACTGTTGTCCAGCTGTTTTTGATAAACTCCTTCAGACTCCTCCTGCTCTTCTCTGCCTTCACTTGATTCAATGACAGAGTGCTCAAGAGCTCGTTCAATGGTATTGAGGTCATCGCTTGATATCCTTGTTATGTCAATTACTTTCTTTTGCTCAACTGTTGAATTAATTTCTACAGCTTTTAAATCAGGAACACATTTACCTAACAGAGTTTTTGCTGCCATGACTCTTAATTCTGGGTCTGCTGATACTTTGCCTACATGTTCTACTTTACCTTCATCATCTTGCTTGTATACTGGGAATATTTCTTTGCCTGTCATCACTGCACCAAGAAAGCCTGCAGGATCTGCTTGTCCCATAATCCAGTTTATTAATGCTTGATGGTTCCACTTATATCTCTTTTTCCTAAAAACCTTTTCTGTGCCTAATGGCTCAACAGATTTAAAAGAACCATTGAATTTATTACGTGGTCCATTTTTAATTGGTCTTTGCACTTGCACCTTTGGTTCTGGTGGCTTTGGTGGTCTTCCTCTTTTTCTTTTATTTTCTGTATTTTCTTCCGACACTTTATCCTCGCATAAATGTTGCAATTACTAATTAAAATAAAAAATAACTTATGAAAATCAACACTTTTAATTTATATGTGCAAATTTATTTGATTAATAACTTATTTAACACTTTATTTTTATTTATTGAAATAAGATAATTATTTCTTGAGCCAGAAAAAATATTAACAAAAACAATTGTAAATATAAATTTGTGGATAAATTACTATATATAATTTGTTGTGTTAATTTTTATTTTTTTAAATTCTGGCTCAAAGTTTTTAAAAAAGGCTACTTCTTAGATTTTGAGACGTAAAATTGGAGTGAAGTAGCCTTAGAGAATAATTATTATGAATAACAATCCTTAAAAGTTATAGTCGTAAAACTTATGAGGTTCAAATGATAAAACAAATCTGTTGTTATATTTATCATACCAGTATCCATCTTTTCTTCTACGGATTCTTTTTCTTGCACCATTAGGATTAGATTCTATAAACCATTCTTGGTCTCTTTGATTAACACAATGACCAGCAAATCCTCCAGCTACCCATTTAAGTTTAACAGAATCATCTTTAGTAGCAGTCATCTCTTTAACTTCAATAGTCTTCTCACTAACTATCATAGTAACCTCCCAAGGGTTAACATCAGTCCAACCCATATGGTTAGCATACTTATAATGAACAGGAGACTTTCTATGCTCTAAAGTTTTCTTAAAAAATTTTACTAAATCAGATAAGTCCCACCAATCACTAATAAAAACATCCATAGGTTCTTCACCATATTTCTCTACATGGTCTACTATCTTTCTAGAGTGAACATAAACTTTTCTCTCATCATCATTATAAAACCTACAACGACCTTCTTGTATATGTTTTTTAATTTCGTGAAAATCTATAGCAAAGCTTTGCCAACTTACAGTTTCATTACCAGTGTACTTTTTTCTGTACTCAGGATTCCTTCTAAAAGTTTCAATTGGTTCGCCTTTATAATTATATTGTACTATCATAATTTATTCCTTTCTCAGTTATAACTATGTTATACGCCATCTGCACAAATAAGTAAAGCCTAAAGTTACCAAAGTATTAAAAAAGTTACCAACAGATTCTTACTCTGGTTACCCAGATATAATCCTTACTAACTAAGGCTTACAGAGATTAAGTTACCGCAGTTACCAAGTTACCCCAGATCCTAGGAAAAAAATATTTTACTTTAAATTATTTTCTATATATAGTATAACAGTATTACTGAGAAAGGAATTTAATGGCAACAGTCTACTTAGTACAACGACCACGAGAGAATAAATTTGGATGGACTCCTGATTTAACAGATGCTACTCGTTATGGTTCAATGAAGGTTATATTTGAGCCTAATGAAAAGCCTCAGTTCTTAACAGGACCATCCATCTTGAAAGCTCGTAGGTTATTAAAAGACTTCAGTCCCAATGACTATATACTTTGGGCAGGAGGTGGAGATCCAATAGCAGTGATGATAGTATCAGCTTTGGCTGCAGAAGTATCTCCAATTATTAATGTTCTCAGATGGGAACGTAACATCGAGCAAGGTGATAGGGATAGAAGAGCTGGCTGGTACATGCCGACCACCTTGGAATTTAGAAAGGAAATAAAGCATGACTAAAATAAACTTGCTAGAGGATGTAGCACCTTCATCCAATGAAATAGGTGCATGTAGTGAGTTAGCTGAAAGACAAATCAATCTCGAAGATGAGGTGAGTCGTCTTGAAGAGCAACTCAAACTAGCGAAGCAGAACTTACGACAAGTTTCTGAAATAGACTTACCAGAGTTAATGAACAACCTTAACGTAAAAGAGTTTAAGTTAAACGATGGTACAAAGGTTTCAGTGAATGATGTAGTTTCTGGGAGCACACCTAGTAATGGTGCCATAGATAGAGCCAAAGGTGAACTCAAGCAGGAGCTCCTACAACGTAAAGATAGCTGTTACACTTACCTTAGAAGTAATAAGGCTGAGTCTTTAATTAGTAACAACTATGTAGTTCAGTTTCAAACTGGTGAAGACACTAAGGCTTTAGAATTTGAAAAGATATTAAATGATAAAGAATTAGACTTTGCTAACAAGTCTGAAGTAAATCCTAGGAGACTTAACTCTTGGCTCAAAGAACAAATAGCCAATGGTAAAGAAGTTCCCTATGACGTTTTTAAAATTTTCACTGGCCATCGTGCCGTTATAAAAAGGAGTAATTAATTATGGTGAAAGCAATACAAAAGAAGAATGATAAAGCAGTATCAACAATTGACCCAGCTATGCTAATGGAAGATGCTAGTGTCGGTCAAGAAGGTATGACCAACGAAGACTACATGATTCCCAGACTTCAAGTCTTACAAACTAATTCCCCACAAGTTAATAAAAGGGATGGTAAGTATATTGAAGGTGCTGAGGTTGGGGATATTATGAACTCAGTAACTAAAGATATCTACAGTGGAGAAAAGGGTGTAACAGTAATCCCAGTCAACTATAGTAGAAAGTATATTGAGTGGAAGCCTAGAGATGCTGGTGGTGGTTTAGTTAAAGACCATGGTACAAATAGTGGTATCCTAGAGATGTGTGAGAAGCCTCAAGGCTCAATGAAAGACATCACCTCCGAGGGTAACGAAGTAGTTACAACAGCCGAATACTTTGTATACTTATATAACGATAAAACAGGAGCCACAACCCAAGCTTTAATATCTATGACTAGCAGTATGTTAAAGGTTGCTCGTAGGTGGAATAGTATGACTGCTGCTCTACAAGTTCCTAAGCCTGATAATAG